TTAATTATGGCAGGTAAATTTCCAGGACCAGATTCAAAGTTTCAAGTCTGTGTAGTCACAGATCAAAAGGCCGAAGATCATTCTGGCAATCAAAGTTGCTACTCACCAATTGATCACGGCGAGGGTGTGGAACTAGACCATCTTGCTCTTAGTTCTATGCTCAATTCTCCTGTGGCATTTATGCAGCAAATCTTTCCGGGCGGGCTAGATCCTGGCACCGGAGTCGTCATGCTCAAACAAGCAGGCGAACTTGGCGGAATTATTCTCGGACAGTCAAATACGACCCGAAAAGGCAATGGTCAGTCGGGCGGTGGAAAGGCCCTAGGAAGCGCACAGAAGGTCGAGCAGCTAACTAGCACAGAAAGAGATGTGAACATAGCTCCCGACATACGAGAGGTCGAAGAAAACGGCGTTAAAATTCGTAAGGTGATCGAGAAGGGAAAGCAGCATAAACTAGACCTACTCGATGGTCTTCCAGTTCATGGTGCTCTATTCGATATCGCTGGATTTAGATTGCCGGAAATCAAAAACGTTCCCACGGCTAAACAGACTAACTCCCAGATGATGTCTGTCCAGAACCTACAGCAAATGGCCGGACAGATTATGTCGCTTGGTCAGATGATCCAGGGTCTTGCTGGTAATAAAGGCTCAGGCGGGGGCGGTGGTGGATATGGATCTAATTACTCTGCACCACGTTCTACAGGCTCTACAGGCGGCTCAGGCTCAGTTCAATATATTCCACCAGGATCAGAAGATGGTGCTGGTGGTGCTGGATATTCTGGTGGCTTAGGTGATAATATCGTTGCTGGATTTGATGCACCGTCAAATACACCTCTATATGAAATCATCGAGGGACTAACTCCAAACATGAAAGCCGCTGTTAATAGTCTATCAGTCTTGTTACAGGGTTATGAGACAGAGGGTGGCGTAGCATTTATGACTGGCGATGTTGTTCATGAGGACACATATCTCGGTAACGCCCAGCAATTACTCGGTCAGGTAACTAATCTCAGTGATTTAATGTATGTTATGAATAGACTACAGTGGGATGAATCCCTACGTGGTACAGAAAAGCTATCCAATGTCGTCAATGAAATTGAGACAGCTTGGGGCGTAGCATTACAAGAAATTGATTATAACGGTAATATGATTATTACCTATGGATCTGAAGACGCTAATAATGAAATTCAATTCACTAATGACATGACAAGTAATACCGGTAGCCCAGGACTTGGCTTCTTTGATGGTAATAATACTGAAGACGTTTATTACTCGGTCAACTCAACGGGTGCTAGTCTTGGATTTGGTTCAGGTGCTACTAGCGGATCAATGAGCCAACCATCTGGTGGTAGTAAAGGCGGTACGACAAACGCTGGTCAAGTCATCGGTCAGGTTCAGGGATTGCTCGGACAGATCCAGGGTCTTGCTCAGGGTATGAACCAGAACATGTTTGGTGAGTCCGCTGGCACAATGAAAGACATGTGGAAGCGCATGACCAGAGAACAAGAGAATGACGCTAAGGGTATGCATAAGAAATTAAATCAAGACGGTGACACACAGAAAATGTCACAGATAGCAGAAAAACTAGTCAAAGGCGGTAATCCTTTTACTGTCGGACTCTTTGATGAGAGTATGTTAGAAAGTATTCCTGAAGCCGTCAGTAGCAGTTTCGGTGTATCAGTTAATCCTAATCCTTAAGGTATAGAAAATGACGAGAAAGAAATCTCCAGAAAAGTGGACACAGCCGCATAAGTCAGATGCTCGTAAAGCGCAATCTGCCGGTTCATATCCAGATTACTTTAGTTGGAAGACACGATCAGGTCACGTATTACAGCTAGACGATACTAAGGGTGGTGAGACTGTAACACTACAGCACCGCAGCGGCACATCTATACAGATGGCCCACGATGGATCATTACATATTACTGCCCACAATGGTAAGTATGAAGTCACATTTGGTGAAGATCGTATGACTATCTCTGGCGCACAGGATATCACAGTCAAGGGTGATGCTTCACTCAGAGTATATGGTGACTATAATGTTACCTGTCACAAAGACTATAATCTCACAGTATTGGGCAATTTCAATCTAGCTGCTAAAAATCATAACAGACAAATCCTCGGTAATATTGATACGCAGGCACGTAACGAGAACAAGAAACTCATGGGTTCATCTAGCAAGATGGCACGTGGCGCTATCGCATATGTCGCTAAAGGATCTGTCGGCATGATGTCACAGTCTGACCAAGGCTTCTTTGGTGGCGCAGCGGGAGCGAATATCTGGGCTAAGAAAGGTGATATCACCAGCAATATTGAAGAAGAAGGCTCTCACTATACGTCCACAAAAGACGGCAGCATTCATCAGGTTGCTGATGGACAAGACGGAAATGTTAATGTTCAGTCAAAGCAGGGCAAGATTAGTCACAAGTCAAAAGATGATTATCAGGTTAAATCAGAAACAGGTAATATGAAATTTACTGCGGATACTGGTGACATTGGACAAGAAGCAGCGACAGGTAGCGTTGAGGTTAAAGCACCGGCTGGCGGTATCAAACACTCATCTAAGAACTATAGCGTTGCTGCATCTCAGAGTGCAGAAATGATTACACAACAAAAGCTAGACCTACGTGCAACTGGTGACGCTTCATTAACTGGTGCATCAACTCATGTTACTGGTTCAACGAATGTTAATATTAAAAGCGCAGGGCAGGCTAACATCGATGGTCCATCAGGACTTAATCTAAACAGTCTGCTTAGTGTGGTTATGCCAGCCCTCAATCTACAGATACCATTTGACTTTGGTGAAATTATAGAAGCGCAATTAGGAGAAGGTAAATCTCGTGGTGTTCATGCTCCAGATCGACCTGCTGGAAATAGTGAAGCTGAGAATTGGGCATAAATAGTATAAATGGGTAGAGGACTAAGATGGCACAGGTAAACATTAGCCGACAACCAGACTATGCTGATCTTGATTTAGATTTCAAGATCAATCCAGTTACTGGCGATATCAATAAGAAAAAAGGTGCTGATGCAGTAAAGAGATCAATACGCAATTTGATCTTCACTAACTTTTACGAGCGTCCGTTCAATTCGTCTATTGGATCAGAAATACCATCTTTGCTATTTGAAAACGTCGATATCATTACGGCATCGTTGTTGGAAGACGCTTTGGCAAAACTGATAAATAACTATGAGCCTAGAGTTCAATTAACAGCCTTGACAGTTTTTGCAGATATAGACAATCACGGCTTTAACGTCCAGTTGGAATATGTCATACTCAATACTGAAACTCCAGCTACATTTAATCTATTCTTGGAAAAAATAAGGTAATCAATGTCTAGAGCAAATACAACCCTCAGAGTTTCGGAATTAGATTTCAACTCTATTAGAAACAATCTAAAGACATATCTCAATAGTCAGACAGAGTTTTCTGATTACAACTTTGAGGGCTCAGGTCTTTCAGTTCTAATAGACATTCTAGCATATAATACCTATTACAATTCATATTACCTCAATATGGTAGCTAATGAAGCGTTTCTAGACACCGCTCAGATTAGACCAAATATTCTTTCACAAGCCAAGTTGATCAACTATATTCCAACATCACCACATGCTGCTGAAGCTATGGTCAACATTCGTGTGACACCGCTTTCATCAGAAAATCAAACAATCGATACACTAACTCTAGACAAGTATACCAGACTACTCGGCGCTGATATCGAAGGCACATCATATCCATTCGTAACACTATACTCAAACACAGCTAGTAAGTCAGGTGGAACATTCTTCTATCCTAATGTATGGATCAAGCAGGGTGAGGTGATCACTCAGCAATTTGCTATGGCTGCTAATAATAAGACAGCAAGATTTGAGATTCCTTCAGCTAACGTTGACGCAGACACAATCACAGTAACGGTTCAAGAATCTGCATCTAATAGCTATACAGAAGAATTTCTACACTCAACTGATATCACCTCAGCAACAGCAAACAGCCGTGTTTACTTCTTAGAAGAAAATGAAAATCTAAACTACACACTACAGTTCGGTGATGGTGTTCTTGGCTATCGTCCTAAGAATGGTAATATCGTTATTGTGACTTATGTTGATACACAGGGTTCACTCGGTAACGATGTCTCCAAGTTTAATTTCGTTGAACCAATCGGCGACACATATACCGGAAACGTTCGTGTTACAACTGTATCAAGTTCAAGAACAGGTGCTGATAAGGAAGACTTAGATAGAATTAGACTAAGAGCACCACAGTTCTATACAGCCCAGAACCGCTGTGTTACTGTTCGTGACTATGAAACAATTCTAATGAAAGACTATCAGCATATTGACGCTGTTTCTATCTGGGGTGGCGAAGACAACGATCCACCAGTTTACGGAAAAGTTTATATCTCGATTAAGACTAGAGGCTTCTTTACACTCACAACATTAGAGAAAGAGAACATCAAACAAAATCTAATCAAGAATAAGAACGTTGTCACCGTGACTCCTGTTATTGTTGATCCTGATTATATCTTTGTTACAGTTCGTGGTAAGGTCTATTATAATCCTGGACTAACAACTAAGTCGGCAACAGAAATTCTACAGCTTGTCAAGCAGGCTGCTTACGATTATGCCGATGCTGAGTTGAATACCTATCGCTCAACATTTAAGAAAGCAAAGATACAGAGTTATATTGAAAAGGCTGATCCAGCAATCACCGGATCTGATATCACAATTTATCTACAAAGCCGTCAAGTTATTGACACAACCAAATCTAAAAAGTATTACTATAGATTTAAGACTCCAATTGAAAGAGGCACATTCACTAACAAGTTATATTCTTATCCACAGATTACAGTTCTTGATAGTGGTCTAGTCAATCGTAACGTGTTCTATGAAGAGGTGCCAAACTCATTCACTGGTGTAGATAGCGTTGAACTATTGACACCTGGTAGAGATTACATCTCAGCTAACGTTGCTATTACTGGTGACGGTACTGGCGCTACTGCTACAGCAAGAGTTGTCAACGGTAAAGTTACCTCAATTGAGATTACTAACAAGGGTATCAACTATTCCCGTGCTCTTGTGACAATCACTGACGACGGACAAGTTGGATCAGAGTCCACAGCCAAAGCAGTTCTAGAAGCAAGAAACGGCACACTCAGAACATACTACTACGACAATCTCGGTAATAAGATCATCGTTAGTGAAGAGGCTGGCACAGTTGATTATGATACTGGCGAGATCACATTGAATGCTATTCAGCCTAGTGATATTGTTTCAAACGACTATTACGACACAGATGTTCTAACAATGAACATCGTATCTGGTACAGAAATCATTCAGCCATTGAGAAACAGAATACTAACAATGGATGAAAACAATATCCAAACAGTTCAGCTTGAAATAGTAGCGGAAAAGTAATTAATGTCTGCATCCAATAGCAAAACATCTCTATTAGTTTCTGGACAGCTTCCTGCCTTCGTTAGGGAAGAGCATGAGACTTTTATCAAGTTCATGGAGTATTACTATAAGGCATTAGAGCGAGACGGAGATACACTTTATCTTTCTAAGAACATGCTTCGCAACTTAGATATAGATCAGCTATACCAACACGTTCTAGATGTTCATACTAATAGTCAGAATGTTAGAGATGATTATGATTACATCTCATTCCTACAAAAGATGTATGATACTTTCATCAAGTATATTCCCGACAACATTCTTGCTGATAAAACAAACATACTAAAACATGCCAAAGAGTTCTATCTCTCTGCCGGTAGTGAAAGATCAGTTAGATTTCTAATTCAAGCTCTATTCAACAAAGAAGCCACACTATACTATCCAAAGACAGATATTCTTCGTGCATCTGATGGTAAGTGGTTTATTGAAAAGTCTCTCAAGATTAGAAACATCAAAGTCAATAACGTATCAAATAGTATTGCTGTTACTAACTTTGGTAATACAACCATCAAAGGCGTATCATCAAACGCTACAGCTATTGTTGAAAAGGTTGATACTTATTACGATAAGGGTCAGCTAATCTTTGAATTGAAACTCTCTAACATCTATAAAGAGTTTTTGAATGCGGAAGAAATCTTTACTTATTACACCGAAGAAGGTGTTGACAAGTATCTAACAGCAAATCTCTTTTCTGGTATTATTACATCAGCACAGGTTATCTCTGGTGGCGAAGGTTATACAGAAGGTACAACTGTTCCTATTGTTAGTAATACAGGTACTGGTGCTCAGGTTATTATCTCTAGAGTTACCAAAGGAACAATTCAGGCTGCTGGTATCGTCAAGGGTGGCGCAGGATTCCAAGTAGATGATCCGCTACTAATCTTTGGTTCTGGCGCAGGTGCTTCTGGTGTTGTTGCTGACGTTGATGACTCTGGATTCTTTCATCCAAATAGTTATAACGTTGTTTGGTCAACTATCAATCTAGAAGCAAACACAACTCTTGATAACGTAGTCTATTCCAATCTAAGTTCATCAAATGTGAATACGACAATAGCTAATGCTATGTCTTACTTTGTGTATGCTAACTGTGGTCCTGCTTTCTCGCTAACAATTGCGACTGGTGGTAATAACTACATCCCACCAATCACTATTGCTATCTCTGCCAACTCAGTTATATCCAAAATGGGTATTCTTGGTAAGATGCAGATTATTGATGGTGGTCTAGGATATACTGCCGGTGATACAATCGAGTTTCTTAATACGTTAGGTAGTGCTGGATCTGGTGCTATTGCTAATGTAACAAGTGTCGCTGCTAACGGTATGATTACAGGAGTTCGCTTTGAGCAAATGCCTGGACATATTATTGGTGGGCAAGGTTATGAACCACTAAGTCTACCAGCAGCAAATGTCGTATCAGGAACAGGTTCTGGTGCTAACATTGCAGTCACCGCAGTAATTGGACATAATGAAGAAATCATTCAGTCAGTTTCTAATATTGGTACAATTGAACTATTGACAGTTGTTTCTGGCGGCTTTGGTTACATTGATAATCCAACACTTAATCTCACTGGTCTTGGCGATGGTAACGCTAACGCACAACTATCATACGTTACTGGTGCTTATTCATATCCTGGTAGATATATCAGCGACGATGGACATATCTCTGGTTATAACTTCCTAGAGTCCAGAGACTATTACCAAGAGTTCTCATACGTTGTTAAGGTTGACGAAACAATCAACAAGTATAGAGCAGCCCTAAAAGACTTAACACATCCTGCTGGCGCTAGATTGTTTGGTGAGTATGATTTCGTATTTGATAACGAAACATTGACAAACACAAACGTTGAGGTTGTGTTCTCAAATACCGAGTCAATTACATTACCGTATGAAACAATGTATCAGGTTCAGGGATATACTAGCGGTGTATTTGCTCCTAATATTATCACTGGTGTTGCTAATGCAGAGTTTGTTCCTGGAACATATAGTGTCAATACATCAAATCATCTAGCATCCTATTCCGCTGCTAATAACGATATTGTTATTTCTTACTTTAACAATAACTTTAATCAAGGTGATTTTGTATTCCTACAGTTCACTGGCTCTAACACATGGGCTAATCTTGGCAACTCAAACTATGTTGTCACTGGCGCTAATCTAAGTCATTTCAGTGTTTATAACTCATTGACCGAAAGATCAGATGGTAATAGTAACACTGGTATTGTTCGTGTCTATAATCCTGACGTTATGATCACACTGCCATTTAGTAGACCATCATTGAATGATAATGTCTATATTCAATTCCAGACAGTTGATGAATCCTTGTCTAATGGTTACTATCAAGTTCGTAGCGTAAAGACCACTAACACATTTAACGTTCTACATCCTAACATGACAACTGCTAACGTTGGTAGTGGTGTAGCAAATCTTATCAGTAAGAAGATTGTTGTTTCTGTGGAAAATCATGGCTTCGTTGCTGGTGATAACACATACATTCTATTGCTTGGTGGTGACACCGCAAACACTGACAACGGTTACTATACTGTATCTCAAATAAGAAATGGTAACTCATTCAACATCATCAGTCAGAACGTTATCTTTGATGGATCAACTGCTCTTGTATATCAGAAACTATCAAAGATTGTCATTACTGGACATCCGATGTCAAATGGCAATGCTGCTTATATCGCATTTACAAGCGGTGATCAGGCTAATACATCAAACGGCGTCTATTATCCAATCAAGACAGGTGCCGATGTATTCACAATCAATGTGGCTAAACCTGCTACAGGTAATAGTAATGTTCGTGTTTGGTATCAGACAAACAACTATTCCAATATTAGATTTACAACACTAAAGACAAGTAGCGGTTATACTGCTAACGATAATGTCTATATTGAGTTCTATTCTAGCGCAACTGATCTTGCTAACGGCATCTATATGATCAAGAATGTTTATAATGGTAATACATATAACATCTTCTATGATGCTAATACCAGTGTTGCTAATTCAACAACAACATATGGATCGCTAGTCTTTATACCTAATACAACAAACGAAGTGACGGGCGCAGTTATTCGTCATACAAATACTATCAATTCAATTGAGCATTCAGGACTAGGTATTGTGAGTGGTTCAGTTATGGAAGGCATCTCTTATGTTTCGCCTTATAAATAGTAGATAATTAAAGAAGGATCTATCTGTGGCATCTTCACGTTCTAAAAATCTCGATATCTTTGTTGCAAAGCAGGTCAAAGAATCCGTATCAGAACCACAATCATCAAACGTCTATTTGACTTTTGGACGGTCTACTGCATGGGCAAATGATGCTACGCCGCCGCAGGCTAACACATCTATTCGCAATTCATATGATATATGGAGCAATATGATTGGCGGTAAGAGACTTACAGGCAATAATATCAGACATGCTATTCCTCGTATCAACTGGGTATCAGGTACAGTCTATGATCCCTATGATGATCTAATGGATTCCCTAGAGTTACATCACTCCACTAATAATTTCTATGTCATTACATCTGAGCATAATGTGTTCAAATGTCTGTCTAATAACAATGGTCAACCTTCTACGGTTATGCCAAACATTCTTGTTACAACTACACACTTTCAGACCGCGGATAATTATATTTGGAAATATATGTATACCTTGACTGCGGAAGAGAAGTTGAGATTTTTGACACCATCATTTATTCCAGTGAAAACTCTTGCTCAAAGTGATAACAGCCAGCAATGGATCGTTCAAGAGAATGCTATTGATGGTGCTATTCACGTTATCAATGTAACGAATGCTGGTTCAGGTTATACAGCAAATGACGTTGTGGTATCAATCACAGGCGATGGATTGTATGCTAATGCTTTCGCTGTATTGAATACCGCATCAAACACAGTATCATCAATCATCATTGACAATCTCGGTTATGGATACACATATGCCAATGTGACATTGCTATCAACAGTTGGTAGTGGTGCATCTGCTAGAGCGATTATCAGTCCACAAGGCGGGCATGGATCAGATGCATTGACAGAACTTGGTGGATCATACTTGATTGCCGATATTCAGGTTAAAGATACCGAAAGTGGTGTATTAACTACACATAACGACTATAGACAGATTTCATTGATTGAAGATCCAAGATTGTATGGTGTTACAACATTATCATCATTACCAGCATTCTCACAATTGACAGTTCTATCATTGAACGGTACCTCAGTTGAGTATGTTGAGGATGAATGGGTATATCAAGGTGCTTCATTCGCATCATCATTCTTCAAAGGGTATGTTGTAGAATGGGACTCTGGTAATAACATCATCAAGTTATCAAACACAGATGGCACACCATCAAAAGATTTGCTTATCGGTGCGAACACAACTGCTGCACGTTTCGTTAGTGCTATTACTAATCCAACGTTGCAACCTCGCACAGGAAATCTACTATATACAGATAACATGACTGCAATTCAAAGGGCTGATGATCAAGCCGAAGATTACAAAATCGTTCTGAATTTCTAAAAGGAAAAGATAAAAATGGCTTATAACAAAGCAAATAATACATTGACAACTGATTTCAATGTTACTCCTTACTACGATGATTATACCATTGATAGTAACTATTATAGAATTTTATTTAAGCCAGGTTTTGCAGTTCAGGCCCGTGAACTAACACA